TAATAGATGAAGATGGTGGCATTACTGGAACCCCAAAAACAATTTTGGAAAAATGGTCTGGTGTATCTAAAATTTCAGATGCAAGATCAAGTGATGGTGCTATAAATTATTATGCAGATGTTCTTTATAATAGTTCTCAATATATTTTTTGGATGGATCATCCAGGCGTTAGTACTGGTTATGGTAACACCGCAGCTACACAAGGTACTACATTATTTGATACTGGACAGACTGAGTTAATTACTACAGTTTCACTTACTCGAGGCCTCGATGACTATGCATTAACCGCAGGAGAAAAAAAAGATGGAATTGACCGATTCAAGGATACCGAAACGGTTGATTTAAGTTTGTTCATTTGTGGTAAAGCTGATGCAACTAAAGCAGGAAATGCTTTGGATATGTGTACTGACCGTAAAGATGCAGTCGCATTTGTGTCACCAGAATTAAGTGATGTTGTGAATGTTGCAAATGAAGTAACACAAACAGCAAATGTCAAAGGATATTTTGATGCAATGACTTCAACATCCTATGGTATGTTCGATAGTGGATACAAATACACCTATGATAAGTACAATGACACTTATCGTTGGATTCCACTAAACGGAGATATGGCAGGACTTTGTGCAAGAACAGATCTGGTAGCAGATGCATGGTACTCGCCTGGTGGTTTTAATAGAGGACAAATTAGGGGAGTTGTAAAACTTGCTTATAATCCTCAAAAAGCAAATCGGGATATTTTGTATCGTGCAAGAATAAATCCAGTTTGTGCTTTCCCAGGCCAAGGAACAGTACTGTTCGGTGATAAGACTGCACAAGCAAAACCAAGTGCATTTGACCGTATTAATGTGCGAAGATTGTTCATCGTATTAGAGAAAGCAATATCAACCGCAGCTAAATTCCAGTTGTTTGAATTCAATGATGAGTTCACAAGAGCAGGATTTAGAAACATGGTTGAACCTTTCTTGCGTGATGTACAAGGTCGTAGGGGAGTCACAGACTTCCTAGTTGTATGTGATGAGTCCAACAACCCAGGCTCGGTTGTTGACCGTAACGAGTTTGTCGCTGACATTTTTGTCAAACCAGCTCGGTCTATTAACTTTATTTCTCTAAACTTCATTGCCACGAAAACTGGTGTTGCGTTTAGTGAAGTAGTTGGGGCATAGGAGGAATCATGGCAAACATAAACGACTTTAAAGCAACATTAAAAGGTGGTGGTGCAAGGGCAAATCAATTTCAAGTAACACTTCCATTCCCCGGCTTTGCAGCTGTGGGTGGTGAGACAAGAGTTATGTCTTTCTTATGTAAAGCAACTCATTTACCCGGCATGACGCTAGGTGAAGTTCCAGTACCTTTTCGTGGTCGTAACCTGTATATTGCAGGAGACAGATCATTCGAAGCCTGGACAACAACTGTGTTTAACGATACTGATTTTCTCATCCGTAATGCGTTAGAAAGATGGATGAATACCATCAATGCTCTTTCTGATAATAGTGGATTGGAAAATCCATCTGATTATCAAGTTGACGCTTACGTTGACCAACTGGATAGAGCAGGACAAGTAATCAAAGCTTATACCTTCAGAGGATTGTGGCCCTTAACAATAGGAAATATTGATTTGGGTTTTGATACTAATGATGCTGTAGAAGAATTTGAAGTAACCTATCGCTATCAATTTTTTGAAACAAATACTACAACATAATATTTCGTATAAATATTTACATTGATAAATTGAGTACGGAGTATTATGGCACAACTATTTGGATTTCAAATTACTAGAGCTTCTAAGGAAAAGGGGGAACAAGCAAGTTTTGTTCTCCCCGATCCAGAAGATGGAGCGACTACCTCAGCTGGTTTTTATAGTGAATTTATAGATATAGAAGGTCAGACCAAATCGGAATCTGATCTTATTAGAAGGTATAGGTCAACTTCAGAACATCCCGAATGTGATCTCGCAATCGAAGATATTGTCAACGAATCGGTAAATACAGATGAATTAAAGGCTTCTGTATCTCTTAATGTTGATAATCTCCCCTATTCACACAAAATCAAAGCTAGAGTTAGAGAAGAATTTCAACAAGTATTACACTTGTTGGATTTCAATAATAAAGCACATGATCTTTTTAGGCGATGGTATATAGATGGTCGTCTTCATTTTCATAAAATTATAGATGAAGAAGAGCCACAAAAAGGAATACAAGAATTAAGATATATTGATGCTTTAAAAATAAAAAGAGTACGAAAAGTAGATAAAGATGTAACCAAAAAAGGTTCACCTACTGTTAAAGTATTAGAAGATTATTATGTATATAATGAAGGAGGTGCAGTTTCCACATCGAACACATCTAGTGCGATTGGTGGAACTCTTAAAATTACCGCCGATGCGATTGCAAATTGTCCTTCAGGATTATTTGACCCTTCTAAAGCGTTAGTACGTTCTTATTTACATAAAGCTATTAAGCCTGTCAATCAATTAAGAATGATTGAGGATGCGGTAGTAATTTATCGTATTGCAAGGGCTCCAGAACGAAGAATTTTCTATATAGATGTTGGAAATCTACCCAAAGTAAAGGCAGAACAATATCTAAAAGATGTGATGAATCGTTACCGAAACAAGTTGGTGTATAATGCTTCAACTGGTGAGGTAAAGGATGACCGTCAGCAGATGAGTATGTTAGAGGATTTCTGGTTGCCACGTAGAGAGGGTGGTAGAGGAACCGAAATTACAACTTTGCCAGGTGGTTCAAATCTTGGTGAAATTGATGATATACTATATTTTCAAAAGAAATTATATCGATCATTAAATATCCCTATCAGTCGTTTAGAGACTGAGAGTGGATTTAATATGGGTCGAGGCGCAGAAATAACAAGAGATGAAGTAAAATTCACTAAGTTTGTTCAGAAGCTGCGAAAGAAATTTAATTACCTTTTTAATAATATCCTTAAAACACAATTAATACTCAAGGGTGTTGTTGCAGAAGAAGATTGGTTAAGTATTAAAGAAAATCTTTCATATGAGTATATGAAAGATGGTCATTATGCAGAAATGCGAGATATGGATCTATTGAAAGATCGTTTAGATGTTCTAAATACAATAGAACCTTTTATTGGACAATATTTTTCTAAAAAATATGTTCAGAAACAAGTATTCAGAATGTCAGATGATGAGATTGAATCCATGCAAAAAGACATAGATTCAGAACCAGAGCCTGAAGAAGATGAAGATTTATAATAACAACTTGGAGATAAATTATGAGTGAATTACCAGATATGATTTCAGCAGTAGTTGGAGACAACAAAATTGATGCAGAATCACATTTTAAAAATACAATAGCACAAAAAATAGGAAGTGCATTAGACTTAAAACGAGTAGAAGTAGCGAATTCTTTGATAAAAGGACAACCTAATACCTCAGTAGAGGACTCTGCCGATGAAGAAATTTAAAGAATTTAATACATGGGTTGTAGAAAAGGATGAACACAAGAAATCATCTACCTATAAAAAACTTACACCTAAAATGAAAAAGGCGGTTGATGATGTCTTTACTACAATGGAAAAGAATCCAGGCGATTTTTTAAGTACATTTGATAAGAATGTAGAAAAGGTTGCTAAAAAACAGGGTGTAAAAGTTAAAGATATTATGAGTTATTTTGATAAAGAAATGCTTACAATTTAGGATAAACTATGGCAAATTCAATTACAAACTCACAGGGTAGAAGTGTTTTACATATCGATTCAGATGATGGAGCAATAACATTAGCAGAACTTAAAGCAACTAATGAAGCCGCTGTAGTATCAGCAGATATTGTTGAAATTTTTTGGCAAACTGCAACTTCTATTGCAATAGATAGAGGTGGTACAGAGGTTCATACCTTTACAGGTACAGGACATTGGAACTTAACTGCAGCCGGAACTGTTCTGTCGGGAACAAATACGGCAGATATTGGTATTAATGTATCAGGCGATTCCTATGCTATTATTGTTGTACATAAACAATATACAGGAGGATAATAATGAAATTAATCACAGAAATGTTTGATAATTTTGAAGTTCTTACTGAAGGTAAGAATGGTAAAGATTTGAAAATCAAAGGGGTTTTCATGCAGGCCGAGACTAAGAATCGGAATGGTAGATTATATCCTCTTAATATTTTAACAAAAGAAGTTACTCGATATAATAAGGAACTAGTTCAACATAAACGAGCTTTCGGAGAATTAGGACATCCAGAAGGGCCAACGGTCAATTTGGATAGGGTTTCTCATTTAATCGAAGAACTATACCCCGAAGGTAATAATATCATCGGGAAAGCAAAGATTCTTGACACACCTAATGGTAAAATTGTCAAAGAACTGCTAAATGCAGGTGCAAAACTTGGAGTCTCTAGTAGAGGAATGGGTACACTTGAAAAGAGGGGTCTAACTAACGTAGTTAAAGATGATTTTTATCTTGCAACAGCAGGAGATATTGTCGCTGATCCGTCTGCACCAGAAGCGTTTGTGGAAGGAATAATGGAAGGGAAAGAATGGATTTGGGATAATGGAATTCTTAGAGAAGAAGAAGTTGCCCGTATTCAGAGAGTCGCTTCCGCAAATAAGAAGGCAAAAGCCTTTGAAATGTTTCTTTCAAAACTCTAATTTTATAAATATAATTAATCAAAACTTTACAAGGAGAC